CAGGCCTTCAGGGTTTGAGTGGGTTGCAAATACTCGCGTAACAGTTACAACCGATGCTATGGGTTATGAAGTCGCTTATTACGCAGTGGATGGTAAAAAAGTTCCAATGTCAGGTATTGGTTCACTCGTTACTTTCCAATCTTTGCTGCCCGGTGTTTTGGAAACTGGTGCGCGCACAATTCAAGCAGCTCTTGATGTACAAAAAGCGGCGGCGGTTGCAGCGGCTACACCAATGCCTACCGGGATCATCCGCAACCAGGGTGCAGACCTTCCTGAAGCACAGGTGCAAGGTTTGTTAGCGGCTTTTAAATCGGCTAGACAAAACCGCAGCACTGCTTACTTAACTAGCACCCTTGATTACCAAACTGTTGGCTTTTCACCTAAAGAAATGACCTACAACGAAAGCAGCCAGTACCTCAGTACGGAAATTAGCAGACTAATGAACGTTCCAGCGTTTATGGTCAGCGCCGATATGAATAACAGCATGACTTATCAAAACGTTTTAGATTCTAGAAAAGAATACGTGGCTTATTCGCTGCAACCTTACATTTGTGCAGTAGAGGAACGCCTTAGCATGGATGATATAACCGCACATGGTAATGTCGTAAAGTTTGCAGTTGATGAGACTTTCCTACGCGCTGACACAATGGCACGCCTTGATGCGATAGAGAAAATGCTAGCCCTTGATTTAATTGACGTGCAAACTGCACGTGAAATGGAAAATATGAGCCCTTACGGAATAGGAGACAACAGTGCATTTAACGTTTAGTGCATCTATTACTGCAAGCGATGGCGAAAGCCGTATGATCGCTGGCAAAATTGCACCTTATGGTGAAGTTGGTTATACCAGCGCTGGTAAAGTTGTATTTCAAGAAGGCAGCATCAATATACCTAATGTTGATAAAGTTAAATTGCTTATGTCGCATGACAATTCAAAAGTTGTTGGGCGTATGCGTACTGTTGAATCAAAAAAAGACGGCATGTATGCAAGTTTTTCTGTAAGCCGTAGCACCGCAGGATCAGATGCAATTTTGCTAGCCCAGGAACAGTTGATGGATGGCCTATCCGTTGGTGTAGAAGTATCTGCATCAGAGCCAAAAGGTGACTACCTCCTGGTGACCGCTGCTACTTTGCGTGAGGTGTCGCTTGTTGAATCGGCGGCATTTTCAACAGCAGCGGTGCAAAGAATTGCTGCGCAGGCAGAAATTGTGGATGCAGAAATGTCCACAACAACAAAAACCAGCGTGACAACAAGCACGACAACAAGTACAACAACCGAAACCGAAACCGAGACAGAAAGCGAGGAGCCTGTGACTACAGCCCCCGAAACTCCAAACGAGGATCAGACAGAGGAAGTGGCTGCAACAACAGTAGAAGCAGCTCGCAAAATCATCCGACCTTCAGTATTAAACAGCCAAACTGTACGTACACCTATTACATCAATGGGTGCATATACAGAGCACAAAATTAAAGCAGCGCTAGGCAATGAAGATTCACGCCTATACGTAACAGCAGCCGATGATTCATTTGCAACTAACCCGGCATTTTCACCTACGCAGTATCTTTCAGAGTTTCCAACAAATACACGTTTTGGAACTCCTGCAATTGATGCGTGTTCACAAGGCGTTTTGCCAGCAAGCGGCATGACAATTAACGTGCCTTCATTGGTTACTTCAGCAGGCGGCGGTACAGGTGTTGCACCAGTTGTAACAGTTGAACTTGAAGCAGGCGCAGTACAAAACACAGGCATGGAAACTGCTTACCTAACAGGTACAGTTTCAAAATATGCAGGTATGAATACACTTAGCGTTGAGTTGCTTGATCGGTCTGATCCAAATTTCTATGCAGAATTGACTAACCAACTTCAAAATGCTTACCTAAAGACACTTGATACAACTGTGCTAAACGCGCTTATTGCCGCTGGTCAGTATTCATCAGGCTGCGATGCAGATTCAGCAGGTATTATTGAATTTGCCTCAGATTCAGCTCGTAAGGTTTACGAAGCCACAGGTTATTTTGCAAATAACTACATTGCCAATGGATCACAATGGCAACTACTTATGGGCGCAACCGATACAACAGGCCGTCCAATCTATTCAGCATCGCAGCCAATGAACGCGGGCGGGCTAACACAGCCAGGTTCAATTCGTGGCAACGTGCTAGGACTTGATTTGTACGTGGACAAGAATTTCACAGCCACTACAACTATTGATGACTCAGCAGTAATCCTTGCACCTGAAGCATTTACTGTTTACCGCAGCGCGACTAACTTCATGAGCGTAAACGTAGTTTCAAACCTACAAGTGCAGGTTGCAATTTATGGCTACATGGCCACTATTGCAAAAATGCCAAAAGGCATTGTTAAGTTCAATCTGAACTAATCCCCTAAGAAGTCGGTGGGTCATTAGCCCTTTGACCCACCGACCCTAACAAGTAAAGGAGTACAAAATGCCAGCAACTTATGTAACCGTTGCAGAATTGCGCGCAAATTTAGGTATTGGCACTTTGTACACCGATGCAACGCTGGATGAAGTGTGTCAGGCAGCGCAAGACCAAATCAACTCCTTCCTTTGGTTTGATTCTGCGCCTGTCGTGGGAACGGCGCTCGTATCTAACGTTGCAACTGTTATGTTGGCCAACCCCGGTATTTTTACTACAGGCGAAACTGTAACAATTACCGGGGCTGGTACAACGTTTAACGGCTCATACACAATTACGGGCACAATTCCATTTAGCACTGGCACAGCCAATATATTGCCAGCGTTTAATTTACAATTAAGTTATTGGCAAAACCCACAGGGTTACAGTTTTATTCAATACGCGAAAACAGCAGCAGATCAGAATTTTAGGCGCGTGTTACCTTATGGCAAAGCCGAAGGTGCAGACACAAAGACCGCTACCTATGTAAACACAGCGAGCGTACGTGAAGCCGCAATGATTTTGGCCGTAGATATTTTCCAGGCACGTCAGGTTAGCCAAACTGGTGGAGTCAGTGTTGATAACTTTAACCCTAGCCCTTATCGCATGGGTAACACTTTGATTGGCAAAATCAGGGGGCTCTTAGCCCCGTACATGTCACCTATGTCTATGATCGGCTAACCCATGTCAGTAGAGATCACAGCTCTTAGGACAACTATTGCAAACGCGTTAGCAAACCCTGGTGTGTGGCAGACCTTTGCCTATCCACCAACTACAGTTTTGGCCAATTCAGTTATTGTCTCACCAGCCGATCCTTATATTGTGCCTGCAAACGGGCGCTATAACCAGGCAGCAATACAGCCAATGGCCAACTTCCGAATCACCATGACCGTGCCGGCATTTGATAACCAGGGCAACCTGGCTGGCATAGAGGACACAATGATCGCCGTGTTTAACAAACTGGCTAATAGTGCGATCTCATTTAGCGTTACCACAATCTCAGCGCCTACAGTACTAAACGCTGATAGTGGCAGCCTGCTTATGGCAGACCTACAAATCACCGTACTAACACAATGGAGTTAAAAATGGCAGATCAGCAGATAACCCCGGCAGATATTGAGGTTTTAAAAAAACTTGGTCTGCCTATACCAAACGAAACACCAACCAAAAAGAAGGATGAGGAATAATCCGTGGCAATTTATTTAGATAATCAAGTTGGCCTGAAAATTGCCACCGTTGATTTAAGCGAGTACGTAACAAGCATTACGCTAACGCAAACTTTTGATGAAGTAGAAACTACAAGTATGGGAAGCAGCGCTCACACTTTCGCAAAAGGTTTGGAAAGTTCAACACTACAAGTGGACTTCCTAAACGATTGGGCCGCTTCCAAAGTACAGGCAACATTGCAGGCTGCTTACGGTACATCCGTAACGGCTTTAATTGTGCCAGTGCGTGCGGCATCCGCTACAGTAATTAGCGCATCAAATCCGTTGTACACCGTATCAATTTTGGTAAACAACCTAACCCCAGTAGGCACAGGCGGCCCTGAGGACTTTGCACGATCCAGCATGACGTTTACATGTACATCTGCGGTTGCATACGCAACTTCAGGATCATTTAACTAAGGGGCAAACAATGGCACGGCTAAAAATCATAAGGGCTACCGGGGAAAGTATTGTAAGCATTACCCCGGTGGTTGAAGTCGCGTTTGAAAAATACGCAGGGCAAGGCTTGTACAAGCAGCTCAGGGAGCACGAGAAAAATAGTGACCTGTACTGGCTCGCACATAACGCGCTAATGCGTACCGAAGTTATCCCGCCGTTTGGTGACGATTTCTTGGCGTCGCTTATATCGGTAGAAGTAATAGAGGATGAAAGCCCAAAAGTAGGATAGATCGGGGCAGTTTTACATATTTGGTGGCATCACTAGCCATTGAATTAAAAATTAGCCCCGATCAAGTCCTGGCAATGGATGAAGTCATGTTCAAAGCAGTATTGCAAGTATTGGCAGACAGAGCAAGGGAGCGTGAAAGTGGCCGTAAACATCACAGGCGTACAAGGCACGCTTAAAGCCATGCGCAAATTTGATCCTGATTTAGCCAAACAAATGAACACACAAATCCGTGGTGCAATGATGCCTATACGCGATAAGGCCCGTGCCTTTGCACCGGGCAATAGTGAAATGCTAAGCGGTTGGACAAAAGCCAATACATCCACAGCCGCTAGAGGCCACAGATTCTTTCCTAAATATGATCAAAGCGAAACCCGCGCAGGCATTGTTTACCGTCAAGGCGCTAACAACAAGGGCGAAGTGGCAGGCGCTAAATTTACAAGGCGTTGGCAAGTTGCATATTTCATTGCTAACAATTCCCCTGGTGGTGCAATTTTTGAAACGTCAGGCCGCGTACATCCAAACGGCAGAGCTTCATCACACATTGTTGCTAGCCGTCATAGACTTGCAAAAGATAAAAAATACAGCGTATCTAGTGGCACACGCCGCGATATGAACAGCCTTAACCCAAACGCAGGCAAACAATTCTTAGAACCGCTAGGCGCTTTATACGGCAGCCGTGGCAGCATTGATCCGCGTTTTGGCAACACAGACCAGCGTGGCCGACTTATTTACCGGGCATGGGCTGAGGATCAAGGCCGTGCAGCACACGCGGTAAACCTGGCAATTAACGTAGCCGTGGCACAGTTCAACGCTACCAACACCGCTAGCGCCTACGGATTGGCCGCCTAATGCCAAATTTAGTAGTTAGTGCGGTAGCCAAATGGAACGGCACAGCTCTTAAAAAAGGCGAGCGCCAAATAACCCAGTTCCAAAAAACTACCAACCTTTTGGCCAAATCATTTGCGGCGGCTTTTGCTACGCGCAAAATTGTTCAGTTTGGCAAAGCAGCTGCACAAGCGTTTGCGGATGATGAAAAGGCCGCCAAATCGCTATCCATAGCCTTACAAAACACAGGCAATGGTTTTGCAACAATAGCCACTGAAGGCTTTATAGCCCGGATGCAGGACACGTATAAAGTCCTTGATGACGAATTAAGGCCAGCGTTTCAAACTATTTTGACCGCCACCGGATCACTTACCAAGGCACAAGAAGGTTTACAACTTGCCTTAGACGTGTCGGCTGGAACTACTAACGATTTGGCTACAGTTTCAAAGGCTTTGGCGCGTGGATATGCAGGACAAACTACAGGGTTGAGTCGGCTTAACGCAGGTTTAGACAAAGCCACACTTAAAAGCGGCGATATGGAAAAAATCCTTGCCGTTTTATCTGCACGTTTTTCAGGCCAAGCGTTAGGTTCATTAGATACCTACGCCAAAAAAATGGATGCGTTATCTGTTGCTGCTGCTAATTCAAAAGAAATTATCGGTAAAGGTTTATTGGATAGTATTTCAGCATTAGGCAGTGCCGACGGCATTAACAAAGCCACAACCGAAATGGAAAAATTTGCCCAAAGTTCAGCGGATGCTTTATTAGGGTTAAGCACTTTATTAGGCAGGTTAAAAAATTCTGCTATTGGCAGTGCCGTAGGTGGTGCTTTTAGTAATTTTATGAATTCAGGTGTACTTGCAAAAATTGGTAAACAAGAACGTTTAAAAAATGCGCCTTACAGCAGTACATCAATGTACTTTACAGCCGAGACAGCCGAGCGTGCCAAACTGATTGCAACAATTAAAAAAGGCAATTTATTAGAAAAAGAAAAAAACAAACTTACAGCGGCTGAATTAGCCGACAAAAAAAAGCAATCCGAATTAGATTCGCTTAAAAAGAAATTTGACGTAGAACGCATTAACCTTGAAACAGCGCTAGCCAATTCTAAAGATGAGGCAGAAAAGGCACGTATTCGCAGCCTGCTTACTATTATGGATGAGGATGCCAATTCTGCTGCTAAGCGTATGGCTGAATTAGATAAAGCCAATGCTGAGCGCCTAAGAAAAGAATTAGAAGCAATAAAATCTATAAATGATCTTGCCATTGCAGCCAGTTTAGCGGCGGCAAAACTTGGTAGTTTGCCTGCAAGTGGATTTGTTTCTGGCAGTTCGCAAGTTTACCCAGGTGATTTTGGCGTTGGCGGGGCAGTAGGCGAGGAAATAAACCCTAACATTTCAAATTATCCTTCCACAGGTATGATCCCTGGCAGTTCACAAGTTTACCCAGGTGATTTTGGCGATGGCGGAGTAGCGGGCATGGCTGCGGTAAACAACATAACAATCAATACCCCATTGGGTAGCGAGGATGCGCTAACTGAAGCCGTGCAAAAAGCCGTACAACAACTTAACCGTTATGGATATAGCCAAACTTATGCAGGGGCATTACAGGTATTGCCATAATGACAGTGCCAACGCTTAACGCTTTTATTAACTTTGGAACAGGGCCAAGTTTTGCACAAGCCATGATTATTGGCCAAGGCATTATTGGTACAAACATTTTGGCAGATAACGCTGCCTTAATTGTTGATGTATCAAACCAGGTAGATGGCGTAACTACCCGGCGCGGGCGCAACGCTGAGGCTGATCAATTCCAAACTGGTACTTGCTCACTGCGCCTAGTTGATCAAAACGGAGACTTTAATCCGCAAAATCCAGCTTCACCGTATTTTGGATTTCTTGATCCAATGCGTAAATTACAAATTACGGCTACTTTTCAAGGCGTTACTTACCCAATTTTTAGCGGTTTTATTACTG